GTCCCGGCTTCCCCGGATTGGCAGCGTTGTAAGAAGCTCTCCCTTTGGCATTCAAACCACCAGAGGGATTTTTGCCTTCTTTGCGTTGCCATGCCGGGGTCTTAGCCATAGAACACCGTTGCGGTTGTAGCAGTCCCAGTTACCGTGACATGAAGGTCCGTCGCGCAGACTGCGCCCTCTCCCGGCACCGTGAAAGAGAACGGGGTGCCGCTTGCCAAAGTAGCCGTAGAAAAAAGGGTCGTTCCACTAGCACCACCGTCCCGTACCACTACAGTACCTGCGGCAGAACCCGGAGTAACCACTAACCCTTTAAACCGAGTCCTACCGTCAAACACCGTAGCCGTGGCACTAACATACCCAGCTTTTACGTCGGTTTGCATCATTTCGATGCCCCCTTAATTAGGAAGCGGTGCTAATTGCAATCCAACCCGCAGAACCGCGAACATACAGACGATCAGCAACGCCCGTACCATCAGTCCGCAGATACAGCGAACCCTGAGCAGCGGAAACAGTAGGAACGCCGGAACCAAAATAAATTCCGAAATTGGCGGTCGAAGTCGCCAAAACCGCTACCGACCCACCAGCAACAGGCGCCGTACCGCTATTTGCCGTCAGAGTTCCCGTGGCAGAAACCGAATCCACGCTCGTCGCGGGGCCAATAGTCGAAGTGGTCGTAACCGCGCCGGTCGAAGAATTAACAGAAATCGTTTGAAAGCCGTTCTGTGACCGAACTGGCCCGCTGAAAGAAGTATTAGCCATTTAAGCCTCGCATACTAAGTGCGCGTATCAGTCTGTATGCCGTCAGCCGGGACTGTCTAATACGCGGGTTGACCCCGGAATAATGATGTTGTAGCACATCTAAATAAAAAAGAAAAGGGGGCCGAAGCCCCCTTTTCCGTACAACTCATCAGCTTGCGCCGGGAGAGCCGTACATGCCGAGCGGATCGGACCATCCGAACGAATAACGCTCACGAGCTTTATACCGGACGTTGCCAGTATCAAAGTCTCCATCCATCGAGTTCTGCATCGGCATACGCACAAAGTGCTTCATACCGTTAGGAACGTCGGTGGTAAGGAACCAAGCGTTAGTGTCGGTCAAGAAGTGGTTGACGGTGTATCCCTCGGGGATTGAACCGTTGTTCTTGAGCGCGTTGATATCGTTATCCGCAGTCGAGACACGAAGTTCGGTCTCAAGCAGACGGGTTGCAACGAACATAAGCGCCGGGGGAACAACCAGCTTCTTGGGCTTAGCCGCAATCAGCAGGCCACGCTCATCGGTCCAGCCAGCGATCTGAATAACAGCAGCCTCAAGCGAGGTCTCATTCAGGTCGGCAGCGGTCGAAGGACGGTTGCTGTTCGTACCGCCAGAGATCAGCGGATGCGCCGTGCTGAACAGTGCAACGCCATCGCCGCCAACATACGCAGCGTTGAAGCCGTTGTTCAGAATCGATGCAGCCTTGACCTGCTTGGTGTACGACATACCACGGGCCAGAGCTTTGGTGTAACGCGCTGACAGCGAGTCGTAGAGGTTGTCCTCAATCGCCTCTTCAGTGAGCGAGAAACCCATTGCAATGGTTTCGTGGTTATAGCGAGCGGTCCATGCTTCCTGCGCATTGTCATACGCAATCGCCGAACCTTCAGCCTTGACGGGAGCAGCGGAGAAACCAGACAGCTTGGTTTCTTCTTCAAAGCTACGTTCCGAGGTTTCGGTTTCGTAGATCTCTTTATGCTCTTCGCCGTAGCGCGAATACTCCAGACCGAACAGCGCGTTCAGGCCGGGGAGCAGCTCTTTCAGTAGTTGTGCGCGTGAAATAGCCATTTGTTAGCTCCTTTAGGCAAGCGCCGTAGCGAACTGATAGCTATGCCAGCCCTGATTCCACTTCACAAGCACTTCCGGATAGCCAATAAAGGTAAACGAAGAACTTGCAGCGGCGGTCAGAGTAGCAGCCACAGTTACGGTAGTACCGTTGACATTGGTGACATAGTTATAAGCACCGGGCGTACCACCAGCGGTGGCTTCCGGCGATACAACTTGCATACCGGCTTGAAGGCCCGTCACGGCAGCATCCAGCGTGATGGTGGTGCTGGCCGAAGACCCAGTACCAGTCACGGTGTATGCGGTTTCGGGAACAACCGCAACTACACGGAAGGGAAGCGAGGTGGTAGCCACCCGCGCCGAACCCGTACCGTTAGTCGGGAAGCCGCCCGAAACTGCCATTTTCGAGTTTCCGGTGGTGGTGCTACCGGCGACACCCGTAACGGCATACACGTTCGTGCCAACAAACGCTTGGTTCATGTAACCAATAGCAGAAACCGTGTTACTTACCGACGTACCTTGTCCAACAACTGCAACTTTGAACAGAGCAGACGGATCGTCCACGACATAAGCCACGATGTCATTAGCTGCCGTGCTCGCAGGATAATACTGAGCAAACAGCTTTTGACCCGTGGAAGGGTTGGTGTAAGAACACCCCACAAACACACCAATAGCACCAGCGATTACGGTACTGGGACTGGAGGCTGCGGAGTAGCTAGTTTTGATAACAGTGCCATTCGTCTCAAGCTGCACCAAATCACCATAAAACAGATTAGTGGCATAGCTGCGAGCGATTGGAATCTGTCGCGTAGCTCCTGCATACGGTAGACCGTTTAGTTCATTAACTGCCCGGAAACCGTAAGGAGCATCAACCGTGGGATAAGTCATTTAAGACTCCTTAAAGTTAAGCGCCTTTGCCAAAGCTAGTCGTAGATTTTCTCTCTTTAAAGAGAGGCATCCTTGAGTCACTTTGGCGCATCAGAGTATTGTCTACTGCATCCACTTGCTTGTCAGACTGAGCCTGATAGTAAGTGTTTCGCTGCGCCACGAGTTCCTCCGGAGTTTTGCAAAGCAACAGGCCACCAACCTCAATCAGATCTTTAAAACGACTGTTGGGATCGATAAGCAACCTAAACTTAGGCTGTTCCTCTACAGGCACCGGTTCCCAGCCTTCACGCATTTTGCCGGAAATGTTACGTGGATCAGCAACATTCAAAGTCGATACGCGAATCCACCTGTATGCATAACCCGGCATTTTGTCCGGCTCAGGCAGCATCTGAGGCAATTGCCACTGTTTGGGGCGAGCTTTGGATTCCCGCGTTTCAATGTCACGGGGTAAACGATTTTCAGCCATTTTGAGACTCCAATTTCATAACTTCCCGTGCATACTGTTCCGGCGTAAGTCCAAACTTCTTAGCAAGATTAATCTGACTCGTCTTTAGCCTAATCTTATTAGAAGCTGTACTGCGTGTTGCCGGAGCCACTACTGTCGTCGCCTTGGCTTTTTGAGCGGGGCGACTATCGTCTTCCTCGAAAAATTCGGGAAAACGCTTCCGAAGTGTTTTGTCCAACTCGGAATAATACTCGTCAGATCCAACCACAACGCCCGTCTCTTGCAGCTCTTCGTGTAGCCCAAGAGCGTAGGCCGTCATGCCCTTATTCGCCCCAAACCAGCTATTACGCTTTTGCCACGCAAGTGCTCGTTCATCTGGGCGAGGGGCAATTGGTTGTTCTACATACGTCTGTTGTACAGGAACTTCGTCGGCCTGTAAAGGGGGCAATCTAAAGTTTTTTGCCTGTACCAAATTAAGGTTGGCAAGTTGCAGAGCCTGCTGCGCGTCAACAATCTTGTCCGCGTCAAACTCTTCGTGTGCCTGCCGAAGAGCCCGTTTAGCGGCTTCTAGCTCCATTTCTGCAGCTTTTTGCGCCGTTGCAACGTACTCTTTTTCGCCAGAAACTAGCAGGTTTTTAATCTTTTTATTCTCATCAAACAACTTTTGCGCCAAGACAATGGCTTCTTGTTGTTCACGAAGAGCTGCTTCTTTCTCTCGACGTTCGTCATGCCAAACCTTACGCATCTGCTTCAGTTTGGTTTTGACTTTTTCGTCGTAGTCTTCAAGCTCGTCTTTCTCTAGTTCCTCAACTAGAGGTTTAGGAAGCGGTGTTCTCCCCCTATCTTCCTCCGGGGTGTCATCTTCAACTTCAATGACCAAAGATTCTGAATTTTCTTCGGAATCTTTTTTAGCCGCTACTTCGTCGGGAAACTTAAACTCTTCCTGTTCTACTTGAGGCATTTTGTCCTCCTCTATTTGCGTTTAATGCCGCGTGGATCAAGTACCACACCTTCAACCGAATCATCGTTGATGAGCCGGAACTCTTTTCCGTGGATAACCAGTCGAGACCCTGCGTGCGGTCGTACCAGCACAAAATCTCCTCTTTTACACCACGGGCCGGAAGGAAATCGTGAAGAATCTTTATAACAATCTGGCCCTAATTCAACTACAAATAAAACTGTAGTCAAAGTTTCTTCAAGCCGAATAGTTTCCTCAGATTTTACAAGTCCGCTTTCAAACTCCTTATCAACTTCTGGAATAGCACAAAGAATACGATAACCAGAAGGTGTCGGTAGTTGTCGAGCTTTTTCTTCCGTGGGTTCAACATCACTGCTGGGGTTTGTATCCAGCAAAAGTTCACTCATCCGAATACTCCATTTTTTGTTGAAGGTCTACGATATAACCACGCGCAAGGAAAAGACCTCGAATTTCCCCACACATTCTTTTATAGTCTTCAAAATTATCGGCTTTGCCTTCGGACAAATGGTCCTTGATGTGCAAAATCTTTTCGTCGATTTGCTGGAACAAAACATCAAAAGCGTCCATGCCGATCCTTTAAGACTATTGACGACTGGGTTGGCGTTGTTTATCTAGATGTTTGAGCACATCTACGCTTAACTCAGCCATAAGCTTCTGCCGATCATAAGCAGTTGATGACGTTGCTTTAGCCGCATCAATCTGCAGTTTTTTGTTTTCTGCTTCAATTTGCGCCGCAATTCTTTCGCGTTCAATTTGCTGCTGCTGTTGACGAAGCATCATGTCCATCTGATCTTTAGCAGCTTTACGCTGTTGCTCTTGAGTCTTAATCTGCAGTTCCTGCATTTGCATTTGAACCAACGGATCTTGCATTTGCTGCTGCGCTTGTTGCTGTTGAACCTGCGCTTGATTCTGCTGCAATAGCCGCTGCGCCGCCTGTGCCAACATCGGAGCCAACTGCGCCTCAACACGGGGGTCCATATTTATGTCTTCACCCGCCTCGTCTTTTTGTGGCGGTAACGCTTGACCCATCTGTTGTTCAATTTGCTTACGATACTCAAAACCCAAGTGTTCATTGACATGCGCCATCATGGCAGACTGCAACTGCTGTGCCATTGGGTTGTTCTGCAGTAACGACATAATCTTGGGGTCTTGCATTGCCGACATGTGCACGGTGATGTGCGCTTGATGATCTTGATACATAAACGCTTTAACGGGCTTCATCATTAGAATGTTCTGATTCTCAGTCACCGGATCCGTCGGTTTTTGATCCTCATCCATTGGCACCAGCTTCTCTGCGTTTTTAATACCCAAAACATCCAGCATCTGCCTATGGAGCAGCGGCATGTTGTAAAGCTGTGGTGAAGCTTGCGCTAGCTGAAAAACCGCTTGATATTGAACGATTTTCTGCGCCATCGTGCTGGCGTTGGGGTCGCTAATCGGAATAACGTCCACATCGTCATAATCCGATTTTTTAGCCCGACGCGAACCTTCAATAGGTTCGTAAGAGTATTCGTCTGGGGTGTATGCCGCAATGATGTTTTTTAGGAGTTTAAGCTCCTGTTTCATCGAGTAATGAATGCGGGCCTGCACCGCCGACATTGTTTTTAACGTGCGCTCAAGAATGGCAAGAGTGGTTCCCACTGGAGCCTGCGCCGACATATCACTGATCTGAAGATCTGCAGTATTTGCAAACCTGCGCCCTTCTTCAATGATTTTGTCCATCAAGCCTGCCAGCACCTGACTCGGCTCTTTATAAGGCAACGGTAATAAGTTATCGCGAATGACGCCGCTAGGAACATCCACATCGCGCCATTCTCCCGGGCTAATAGGCGTGTCGTCACCTTTTACCCGCATACCCTTAGCCTTAAAGCCGCCGGGTAAGTTGGACAATGTGCCCGCATCTACAAGCTGTCGCAGAATGGACGTACCACTTTTGGCGTAAGCCCCAATCAGATGGATCAAACCAAAGCAGTAAAAACCAAACCCGGGAATGTAGCCGTAGTGCACCATGTGTTGACGTTTGGTATACGTCCGATCCGACTCTTCCCAATTACGCCTAATAGCTAAAACTGTTTGCGTGCCTTTTTCAATAGTTACTATATATGGCAGTTTAATCCCGTCTTCATGCTCAAACCCCGGAAGATCCAAGTCCACCTGCATCTCAAGAAGTTTGAAACGGTCATCCGAGGAGGCGCGAAACCCCATCTTCTCGGCTATTTTCTTCTCTACTTCATCGATTGTATTGACGGGATCGCCCAGATCCACGTCTCGATAAAACCCCGCCACTTGCAAACGGCGTAGTTCATTCTCGGTTTTACGCATGACGTGCGTAACGCGAGGCGAAGTCTCAATATCAGAGGCGCCGTATGGGACGACGATATCTTCTGCGGGTACAAATATGGAGGTCTGACGCTCCATGTGGGGGTCGTAGTAAACTTTTTTGAACGCGTTACCGGCCAGCCCCAACCCCCAGAGCATCCGCTCATGCTCAGGCCGGTACTCGACCATCCGCTCCATAAGCTGATAGTTCATGTCCTCTTGAACCCGCTCAGCAGACTCTTTTTTAGCCGGAGTCTCTTTGCCCACAATTTTGGTCTTTACCGGCCCGCCTGCCGGGAATGTAGACATCATGGTCTCAGACTGGAACTTCACCAGCGCCTCAGCCAGCATGGGGTGATACACCCCGCACGCGCCCTGCCAAGGCTCGGTGCGTTCTTCAATCTTCATCCCCAAAAGCTCCAGACCGTCTACATAAGTCTGGATCCAATCTTTACGCGATGACACATCATCTTCGTAATCTGCCATCAGTTCTGAAGCTAACGACTGCAACTCACTGTCGTCCAGCACATCAGCAAGGTTAGTATCAAAATCTTCTTCGTTTGCTTTTGATGGCGTCAGTTCAATTTCCAACCCGTCCATGCCAATAGTGACCGCGTCGGGATTTTCAATCTCAATTTCAATAGCCGGGGGTTCTGGCTGATCTGCTAGATCAATATAAGAAGGGGTGCTGTAAAGCGCTTTGTCAATGTTGGTTGCCATAACAGTGCCTTAAAGAAGTTTTTTATTTCCCGCATGGGGAACATGCCCGCCAAAGGAGTAACCCAACATACGCTTGATTTTGTTCATAACGCCGGGTTCTACCGGTTCTTCTATCTTAGTGTACGGCGCTATGTCTCTAGGGTCCAAACGTGTCTGACGCAATCCGGTTACCGCGCTATAAGCTTCACGCACAGGACGAGAACTAAAAACGGTTTTTCGCAGCTCAGGATCTTTAGTCAAGTCGACGTTATGCGCAGACTCTATTCCTCCAAGAGTCGACAACAATTCATTGAGGCCGACTTGGCCTTGCGATTGAATGAATTTTGGCGTCATATACGCGTCATCTACGCCGTATTTTTCTTTCAAATACGGCAAAGCTTTTTCTAATCCGGTTAAAAAGCTGTTTTGATTGCGCAATCTTTCCGAAAAAGTGTTGCCGAGCAACTCAGTAAATTTTTCTCTAACGGCAAGTGAAGATCCCAAGTTTTGTCGCGCTAACAAATGTTCTATTTCATGCCCATACGTCGCTGCGTCTGCCGTGGGTCTGGCAAAAATATTCTGCTGCAAGCCGCGATTGAGCATTTCACGACCGATAACAGGGCTGTCCAATACAAATGCGAGTGTGTTGGTGTGTTCTAATTCTGGCAAATGCCGAATCATCAACCCCGGCAATCCAGCAGATGTGTACGGCAGTTGTCCGGACGGAATCTTAGCAGGGGCTACCGGTCGCGGATCCACGCCCGCTCGACGTAACATCTTATACGTCTCTAAATCATATTCCATGATTGTTCCTAGTAGTACGCCGCCCTACGGCTGCGAAAATACTGCTGTTCTTCTTTGCGGTCATCCGACAGCGTAATAAACCCGCCCCGACGAAAGCGCATCAACGCCATAGTGACACAGTCTACATAGTCATCGTGCTCGCCGTTGGGAAACTCCGCGCATTCGTTAATTAGCTCGTGCGCCCAACGCAAGTCTGGTGCCCACACCGCCCCGTCAAACAACATTGGCGCCACCGCGTTCACCCGCGCACGCTTATCGTTGGATACTCTGGCGGTGCCTCGAGACGGACTGTACTCTTCAACATAGATATCCATCTGCCGCAACTCTTGGATTAACGGCGCGCCAGCAGCTTTTTTCTCGATAAGCAGGCAATCCGGCTCCCACTCTTTAAAATGCTCAAGACATCGTTTTTTAAGGTCGGGGAACTCTAGTCTATCCTTAAATGCGTTTAACAGTATCAACTCGTGACGGTTTTTATCTTCGTTAAAGAAGACGCCCATCGTAACGCAAGCGCTGTAGTCGCTGTGGCTCTTGGTATCGTGCGCCGTATCCCAGATTTGTAAAGTAAACTCCACAGAAGGTGGAGAATCCCCATCCCATATGCGCCACCACTCTCTTTTGAGTATAGCGCCTTCCTCGGATGTCGGGTCTTGCATGTACTGTGCCGACCAAAACTGGGATTGCATACCCGCACGTTTGGCGTGCAACTGTTCAACCGGCCACTGCTCCGGCCAAAGGCTGCGTCCAGACGGCAAAATAGCCGGAAACCGCACTTCTCGCCAAGGGATGCTTTCGGGGTTCTCAACCGCCCACTGCAAAGCTCGACCAATTGGGTCTTTTTTACCCCACCGCGTACCGATCATAATGATCCGGCCCCCCGGCATCAGACGCTGCAAAGGGCCGACCTGCATGTACTCCCACGCCGTAGCAAACGCCGTGTCCGGATTTGCCAGCACCGCCTGTTCCGACACTAAGTCGTCTGCAATAAGAAGGTGTGCGCCATGACCGGCTACGTTAGCCCCGATACCAATTGCCAAATACTTGCCCCCAGCACCCGTCGTCCAGTTATCCGACGCACTTTTGTCTTTAGAAACCTGTGTTCCGGGGAATAATTCTTGGTAGATGGGGCTATCGATCAGGTTGCGCACCTTCCTACCAAAGTCTGCAGAGAGCGCAGCCGTGTGCGTCACCATCATAATGTGATGATCCGGGTTGTGCCCCAAGTACCAAGCTATAAACAAGTACGCAATCGTCTCTGATTTACCAAAACGCGGTGGCATCGACACCGTTAACCGGGTCTGCCCCCCTTCTTTTACCTCGTGCAAGATAGGTTTCAAGAATCGATGGTGAGGGCCTTCTTTCCAATTTGGATAAATACGAGCGCAGAACTGCAAAAAATCGTCTCGCGCCGCCTTTAGTTGCTTTTTTTGCTGCAGTGCGTCTAATTCTTCTAAAAGCGCCAATTTTTCTATTTTTGGCAAAGAAGGCAAAGAGGACAGCAGGGAGGAAAGGCTTTGAGGCGTCAGATTTTCAAGCATCCGCCCCCTCCGAACGCTCCGCTACCGCACTAATCTCTGCATCCAGCCCATCTTCCGGCTTTGGAACTGCGTTTTTTTCGGGAATTTCAATGATGCTGGCGCCATCCGCTACGGTCAAAAGATTTGCTAACCGCTCTTGCAAGCGCTTCTCTAGCTCTTCTTCTGAGACATCCTTCTTGGTAACTTCCACCCGCTCCGTAAACAACGCCACTTCCGTGACATTGCCTAGCATCTGCAGTGCTTTTAGCCGTATTCTGGCGTCTGGGTGGGTGGTCTCTTCAAGAATTTTAGAGACGGTATAGCTTCTTAGCTCTTTAGCCCGCTCCACAAACTCCCAATCGTAAGCCGTCAACATTCCAACAAGG